GGAGTTCACTTGCAGTTATTGCTTGACCGGTTAATCCGACTACGTCCGCAGGAGATAAAGATCCAACGGAAGATGTTACTGCTTGACCGCCCACTCCTACTACAAATTCTCCTGGTGTTATTGAACCAACACTAGAAGTAATTCCAAATCCTTGAACTTGCTCTGGTATATCTAATTGACTTGGTACAGCAGAAGTTATTTGTTGACCTGTTAGTCCCACTACATCTGCAGGACTTAAAATAAATTCTCCCCAACCTTGACCTTCTCCCCATGAAGCATCATTCCAAGCGTTTGCAGAAACACTAGATTGCATTGCATCAGGAGCAGTTATTTCTAAAGTTAATCCTGATTGGCCCCAGTTTTCATCTCCCCAACCATCTTGTCCCCAACCAGCTGCTATTTGTGCAGATACAGAAACTGATCCAATAGAAAAAGTTGCGGATACTCCAGTTGGTTTTACAACAGGATTATCACTTTCACCCCATGGCTCTTCACCCCATTCTGCTCTACCCCAACCTTGTGCAGCTGCAGCTATTACTGTTCCAATAGAAGAGGTGATACTTGAACCTGTTAATTCGACAGTGTTATCGTTTACTTCACCCCATTCTCCTGTGCTCCATGATTGACCACCCCAACCTTGTTGTGGCACACCCATATTTGTTCCATCACCAACTGATGATGTTGCAGAAACTCCTGTGGGTGAAACTGTAACAGTGTCTTGAGCACCCCAAGAATTTTGACTCCACGTTAACATACTCCAAGTGTTTGAAGTTGGAGTATTTGCCGTGCCACCCATTCCTGAGTGTTGTGTGCAGTAGTAATATAAAGTTGGCGCTGAAGACGCTACGGTAATTTGTGTGTAAGCATCATCAAAACCTGGTGTTCCATTTGTTGTTACGCCAGTGGTATATTCAGAACCACCACTGTGAGTGCCGTTTGAAGTTGTAGAAAATCTTAGTGGATGACCTGAATTAGAATAATCAGATTGATCAAATCTGTAAGTGTAGCCTTCTGCTAAATAAACGGTATCTTGTTGAACACCATTAATAAAATATTTATTACCAGAGCCGGTGCTAACGACCGTTACTGTAAAGGTTCGAGTAACGGACATCCGTTCCTCCCCCTTACGCTAATCTTATGATAGCGTTTGTAGCGTCTGCTGTTGGAAATTGAATTGTAAAAGTTCCGCTAGATACAGTTTTATCACCACCAAAAGCGATAACTGCGCATGCTTTATTTGATTGTGATGAGTTATAAATTAACGCGCCATTTGCTGTAAACGATGCGTTTGTAAAACTAACGTCTGCAAAATCACAAACAGCTGTCGTGCTATCTGTTGTTGGAGTTACGCTTGTTAATGTTGCTCCACCTGAAGTGTAAGCAGTTCCAGATGTGTTAGTAATTTCGTTAGATGATGAGAAAGCTGTTGTTCCAGCTCCTAGTGTAGCCGAGCTCGTGTATAAAGCTATTTTAAAAGTGTTTCCAGTTGTGGCTGTAAAGTTGTGTGTTCCAACTAAAAGCTCTTGTTTAAAACTTGTGCATATTGCCGATGTTATTGCCATAATAAAACTCCTTAAGGTGTTGTTGATGGTATTGTTATTCTAACAGCCCCATCAGTATAGTCATCTCGTCTTCTTCTACCGATCTGCTCTACACCAAATTTATCTACTTCCTGTTTATACTTATTTTCGTAAAGTGTCAACATATCTGCTGGACCTTTTAAAAAGGCATATGTCTCTGCTAAACAGCAGTATAATAGGCCATTAGGGAAGTTTAGACTGATATAATTGCTTTGATTATCAGACGCTAAAGTAGTTGGCATTTTGTTATAATGCACTCTAAATTTATACGTTGTGTCTGGCACGGGTGCAAACATCATTCTTCCAGAGTTAGTATCACCATCTCCAGTGGCACCGCCAAACATAGCGTAATATTTAGGTTGGCCTCTTTTCGCTGACTCTGTAGATGAGATATATTCTTGTAAATATGTAACATCTTTTTTTTGTAAAAATACGTTTGCTCCTGTAGTAGCAGATGTAGAGTCATAAACTTGTATTGCTCTAATAAACAAAGCTCCCCCTGGAGCATTGATTGTTTCTTGTCCTGTAACTAAATTACCTGTTTGTTGTTTTCTATCTGCATCAATAGGGACATCACGCATAATTCTATACTGCGCATTTAAAATAATATTTTCTAATTGATCAGCGGTTAAGACATTAGAATCTACTTCTGTGTAATTTCTAATTTGTGTAATTAATCCTGAATAACTAATTCCTGCCATTATGGTGTTAATGTGACCGGCCCTGCCGTTACAAACATTCCTCCTGCTCTTTCCGTTACAGTAGGAGTTGATCCTAATGTAAACGTATAATTATCTGTTCCTGTTACCGTTATACTAAATCCTGAAGAATTTTCAAATACTGTAAAAGCCACTCCCCCTGGTGATTTATCTACGTTTCTAAAAACAACTGTATTTCCAGTTGTTCTTCCATGACTTGGTTCTGTCACTGTAATAGTTTGACTTCCTGATGTAATATTAAAAGGGTTTCCTGGTAGCAAATTTTCTGTAGTTGGTTCTGTTCTATCAGGTTTTGCCATAGGTAAACCTTGAGGATCAGCCCCGTGTGGTTTAGGTTCTAATTGTGGTTGCTTTGGTTCAAACTCTGATACATGAACTCTAGCGCCATTCCATTCTTTTACCATTTCTTTGTATGGAAATGCCATACCTGATCTGTCAGATATGAATTGTGCGTATTTACCTTTTGAAAAATTAGACATTTGGATAATAAGTTTTTGGGGTTATGAACGAACTAGATGATGAGCCATCCTCCGCTAAAGCTCTCTGTAATTCATCCTCGTAATATAGTTTCATTTGTTGTGATAATTCTGGTTTAAATTTTTGTGATAGATAAAAAGCTAATCCAGACACCATGCAAGGAACAAATCTGTATGGCACGTCCGTTGCATTAGTATAATCACCTATATCTTGTATTCTTTTTACAAAATAAAAATTTAAAAAATTACCAGCTTCTGATGAACCTGGTGTTAAGTATAAAGTAATTGTAACTTTATCAATAAATCTTTGAACATAGTATTGTGAGGGTTGACCTGTTGAAGTTTTATTAGAAAGACCCTGATATGTAGATCTATTGATTTTTGTAAGGGGCGTATCAACACTTGAAGAGTTTCTATAAACAGCTTCTAAAATATCATCTACACCATAAATAGCTGTGGCATCAGACGTGCCATCGCCTGTTGATCTAAACATTGTGTATACTGCTTGACCACTTACTAATGTAATTGAGTTATTTCCAATTTGCCAATAGTGTAGACCTCTATTACCCCATTCCTGAAATAATATATTAAGAGATCTTCTTGCTTGGCGCATCTGATTACCAGATACACTTTGAAGACCTATTCTTTCATAAGACTCTTCTATAATCTCATCTATAGAAAAATTCTTATCAAATACTGTTGTGCCGGAAGTAGTGTTTGCCACTTATCCTCCTTATCCGTCAAAGTAAACAGTTGCTGAGTTACATTGAGTTTCATCAAAAGTTACAAATGCACCATCTTTGTACAATATTCCATCTTGAGGAATGTTGACTGTATTGACGTCTCCTGCAGTTGCACCTGTTCTAACCGTTAACAAAGCTGTTCCTGTTAGACTTCCATTTCTAAATAAAACACTTCCAATTGATCCACCTGATTCAGCATTCACCTGTCTTACTCTAGTTCTACCTTGAAAAATAGATCCAAAAACATCTGCTGTCATTCCTAAAGATACGTTAGCAGCAGGTTGTGCGCTAACAGTAGCAGAAGTTATTGACAAGAAAGCTGTAGTAGTTCCAGAAGAAGTTTCCGCAGATCCTGTTAAAGTTATAACTTCAGTTGCATCTTCATTGTTATGATCTTTTCCAACAATCGTAACTGTTTTACCGTTGTCTCCCGTTCCAGCAGTTGTAGCTGTAATTTTTCTTGCGGTATTTGTTCCGAAAGATGAATTAGCCAGCGTAAACGTAGATGTTGGTTGAGCAGCGGCAGCCACGTAAGTTGCAGACGAAGCGTTTGTGTCTAAGAAAGTCTTCGACTTTACATCACCCATATACATAGTTTTTTCTCCTTATCTTTGGTGTGGGAGAGTATCGAAATCAAAAAGTCCCGAAGTTTCTCTCCCACATAATTATACTAGTTCGTGTTGTTAACCGACTGAGTCCAGTAAATGTTTAACACACCTTCTCCGGCAGTTAAAGCATCGTCTGTCTTAGCAGAAATAACAACCGCTTTGTCCATCTCAAAACCAGATGCGTCATCGTCTGAAACGTTTAGACAGTTTTTCATCTGAGCAAGTGATTGGTCCATACCAGTTGGTATGTGGTGAGAAGCAATGGCTTTTACATCATTGTCTGTATCACCAGCAAAGTAGTCAAGATCTAAACTGTTAAGAGTAGCTCCTCCTGCTTGTGCAACGTTAGCACCGATTTGCATGTCAAAACCAGCTGTATCGAAAGCTTCGTTAACTACAAATCTAATATCGTTAATTCTAGAAAATTTTGGAATTACAATATTGTTTGCCAAGTTTTTGTTAGATGTTGTTGAAGATTGACCAAGTGGGTATTCGTTAAATAACGATCTAGCCACAACTGAAATTAATCCAGTTTCAATCACACCAACTGCTAAAGTTCCTGCAGATCCTGAGTCTAGTGTAATACTAGTTACAGTGGCATAAGTTTTTGCTGAAGTTGCTGCTCCAGTATCTGCCAATGTTAGATCTTCAGTTTGTGCGTTTCCTAAAACATCAGTACCAGTGATCGAAGCAGTTTTGCTAGAATCATCACCACCAGATGTAATAGTTATTACAGACGCAGCTTCAAAACCACCATCAGAAGTTATTCCAGGTACATTTTGAGTTGAATCTACTAATGTAACAGAAGTTGTACTAGCTCCGTTAGAACCAGTTACAGCTAATTTGTCAGCATCAGTTGTTACAGTAAAATTACTGTGGTTTACAGGAAAAGACGCGTGACATTCTACGAATGCAACGTTTCTTACGTTTTCTGAAACGCTTGTTCCTGTGTTTGTTTGAATTCGGCCAACGTTAATTGGTCCCGAAAAGTTTGTTCTTGCCATATTTATATCCTCCTAGTTTTCCGAATGCAGTCTCTAGGCCGTCGACTATACGCGTCTACATTCTAATTAAATGTATAGTAAGAAATGTATATATTAGATTTTTAAGAAGTGCAAGAGATCCTGTAGTGAAGTTACGTATTTCAACGATGTAGCTTTTGTTTACGTAGCTACTGAAACGCTGGGTGCAGCATCTTCAATCTTATTAGTTAGATTAGCTATTTTAGCCTCCTCTAACTTAATCTGATTAACAACTTCTCTTATCTTGTTGTCAATCCGGACCATATCCAGAGTATATCTCTGGTTATCCCGTTGCTGTACCGCCCACTCTGTTTCGAGACCCCTCTTCGTTTTGTAAAGGTCCCTGATGTGCGTTTGCATTTATAACCTCCTCATAGGTTACCCATATTTTGGACTTATTAGTAAATCCATCTTTCTCCCATTTTATATCATTTTTTCCTAGTTTGTCAACTAGTGCATCTTCAAAAGCTTTACTATTATCCTCAGACTTCATATCGAAGTTAGTATAGTAGCCGTATGCTCTGATCTGTACATGGAAGTTTTTCATGGTTGCCGTGTCTTTCTATCATAAAAAAAGGGGGCTCGAAAGCCCCCTTTTAATTTAATTTATCAGTGATTACGCACCTGGTGAACCAAAGATACCTCTGAAATCAGAGAAGCCGAAAGAGTATCTCTCTCTAGCTTTGTATCTAACGTTACCTGTATCGAAGTCACCTTCCATAGCTGTCTTAATCGGTGATCTAACGAATTGTTTTAATCCATTAGGTACATCTGTAATGATAAAGAATGCGTCTGTATCAGTTAGGTAATTGTTCACTCTGTAACCTTGAGGAATCATACCCATTGATACTACTGCATTGATATCATTGTCAGCTGTTGCCGTTCTACCTTGAGATTTCATCAATCTCTCAGCAGTAAATTGAAGCTCAGATGGAATAATCATTTTTACTCCTCTTGCTGCAATTTTTAAGCCTCTTTCGTCTGTAA